CTGCAATATCTGTGTTAGTACTATTATTTTGGAAGTATACAGTTGCACCGTCGTCCCATGTAGTAATTGGACTACCTCCGCCAGCGGCGGCATACCATGCAAAGTCTACTGTTGGGTTCGGACTGTAAACAGCAATATAATCTGTTCTTGTGAAACTTGCACTACTTCCGGTTCCGCTTCCACTTGTATTACTTGCTGTAACTGTAATACTGTGTGGGCTACCTGCGTAATTAGTGTATGTGTGACTTGGACTTGTACTAGAAGTTGTTGTATTACTTGTTCCATCGCCCCAGTCGATTACATAATTATTTGCTGTACCTACTGCTGATATACTTAATGTTGTGCTAAATCCTGAACCACCGGATGTTACACTTGCTGTAAATGTTACACTTTTAACAAAAGTGTTATTACGAATATTTTCTGTTACTTCGTTTAAGTCGTCAATTGCATCAGTAACTTTAGTAGCACCTGTCCAACTTAAATACGCACCGTCAGTTGTTAAACTTCCATCAGTTGGTGTTGCTAGTGTTGTTGTCATACCTGTAACACTGCCTGCTACAGTTGAAACATCTACCCAACTTAATGTGCCTGCACCATCTGTAGCAAGAACATAGTTATTTGTTCCTCCAGAGATAGTGATGCCTGATGGTGGACCTAAGTCTAAAGGACCACTTACACTTCTAATTTGTGATGCGTTGATTGTTACGTTGTCTACTTGTAGGCTTTGTGTTGGAGAGGCTGTGTTAATACCCACCCTGTCATTCGTGACATCGATGTATAATAAATCTGTATCTACTGATAAATCCGTGCCTAATCGCTCAAGATTACTCTTAAGCATAGCACCGGAAATTCTTCCAATTGCCATGTTATTCTCCTACACCACTGTTCAATCCCGGGTGAGCCTGGGTATATAACTATTTATGCTAATGATTAAGAAAGGATATTATGCAATATCTGTAGCGTCAAAGCCTTCGATTGCATATATTCTATGTGTGTTTGGTGGTGGACTTGTAAACGTAATATCACGTCCACTAATAGTGTATGACGCTGTTGGTTCTTGTATAACATTGCCCACAACAACCATAACGTTATTTACTGTGCTAGGTGCTGTTGTAAAGAAATTAGTAAATGCAGTTGTAGTGCCGTCTCCAGTTACAACTGTTGTTTTTGTAACAGTAGCACTACCAGAACGTGATAAATTTTTCCAAGCCGCACTATCGTAGTATTCTACTTTATTAGTGTCCTCATTAAAACGAAATTCACCAGCCGCTGGATTTGTTGGTCTACCTGCTGTAGTTCCTGAAGCAGGTCGTGTAACCTGATTTCCACGTTTAATAAAATTTGTGTTACCTTTTAAAAAGCCAGCCATTATTAAATACTCACGTAACTAACAGAGGCAGTAATCGCATTACTTGTTCCTGAAATCGCTTGTATAGTATCAGCATTTCCTAATACCATTTTTTCAGCATTCATAATGTAAGTGTCGCCGCCTGTAATTGTTAAATCTTTAATTATTTGGTTTGTTGCCGCGGCAGAACCACCACTTTGTACTACGTTAACAGATAATGTTGCATCAGATCCAGTTGTATTGCAAAAGAATATAACTGTGATTGCAGTATTATTTGTACTTGTATACAATGTTGTTGATGTAGTGCCTATTTGTCCTTGTGCTATTGCCATCTGTTTACCTTAAAATATTAATCCAAAAACTATTGCTTTTGATTTTGTTACTAATTCGTCAGTAGTATTTATGTTAGATACAAACACCCCAGAACCGCCTGAAGCAGGAGTTTTAGCATACACTTTTGTGAATCCTGACACACCTGTTGGATCTGAACCTTGTTCTGTTATTTTAGTAACATCTACTATGTTTATTTCACCAGTACCTGTTGTACTTAAAATTAAATTCTCACCAGTAGCAGTATTACTTACTGTATTACCACTTATCTGTACGTTGCCATGTGCTAACGCCGTTGCAGTTACTTCTAAAACATCAGTGCCATCTAAGTTAACAAAAAACTTACTAGTTCCAACACCGTCGTCAAATACTTCTGCTTTACTGTCGCCTTCTACAATTTTATCTGCAGATGCGCCGCCCACTTGTGCATCAACATAACTCTTAGTTGTTAAATCGTCACTACCTACCGGTGATGCACCTCTTACTTTAGCAAAACTAGAACCTATCTTAAAATCAAATACATCATTTGCTTCATCAAAATGAATTGTAGCATTATCAACTGATCCACGATCAATTTCTAAACCAGAAGTTCCAGATGTTACACCTGCTCCTGCTTCGCCTTCGTTAAGCACAATAACATTATCTGCTATTGCAGTATTCGTTGATGACACAGTTGTACTTGTGCCTGTAATTACCAAGTTTCCGTCAACTGTTAAAGTGTGTGTATCAATAGAAACATTACCAGTACTACCGGCATCTGTTGTTATCTTATAATCACCTAAAACTCTTTTTTCTGTGTTTGCCATGCATTTAAACCTTATATAGTGTATTTAGCCTTTATAAACTATTAAGAAAAGTTGCCCCGAAGGGCAACTTTAATATTTGCTTAAGATTAAGCGTCTTCTGTGAAGTCTGTATCGTCAGTACCTGATGCAGTATCGTCGTCACCTGCTTCTTCAACTTGGACTTTACCGTCCGATGCTGAAACAGTAGTGTTCCAACCTATAGATGTACCGTGCAATGCGTTAGATCCAGTAGCACTTGGTTGTGCTAGTGTCATTTTACGTCCTGCAATTTTAGATACACCATAAGTTTCACCATCATCACCTTTTACAGAAATAATCATATCTGTTCCAGTTAATGCCGCTGGTAAAATACCAGTTTTTAGTGTACGAATGTATGCAGTGCCAGGTGTTCCAGTTGCTTTAACTGAAAACTTTTTACTACCTAGTTGCTTTGCAATATATCCTTCAACAACGGCTGAACCGTCATGAAAGTTTACTTTAATTTCTTTGCCGCCTGCCGTAGGTGCTCCGAAAAATCTTTTGTTAATTGGTCTTCCCATTTTATTTCTCCTTGATACGTTTTATGTACTACGAGGATGGCTCCCCATAAACTCACATTAGTGTGAGCAATACTATTTATATGTTTACTTGTTGTGATGTTTAACTGATAAATGCTTGAGTATTTTACCTGCATTTTCACCAGACTTAACAGTGTAGCCAGAGGTTCCTCCTGCATTAACACTTACTTCTGATTTGCTTTTTTGAAGTATTTTATCTATGCGGTTTTTCTCTGCCTGCTTACTATATGCTGTAAGCATATGTGTGTGTCGGCCCATATCACCCTCCTTATTAAAGTTAGGTGCGTTCCTTCGCTATTGCTACTTCCGGCCTCTAAAGGCTGAACGTTGTAAAATTATTTAGTCAAAAAGAAAGGCCCCGGAGGGCCTTTCTAATATTGTTTCAGTTAGTTAACAATAATATCCAAAAAGGATAATATGTATATTAACTAAATGTTGGGTTAGCAATAGTTACTCTACCAACGTAGTCCGCCGCGTTTCCAAGTGAACTTGCAGTTTGTGAAAGTTCGCTGTAACCGTAACGTGTCATAAAGCCAACTAATGGCTCTAATGTTGCTGGATCAAGTACTACACCTGAACTCATTAAAGGAACGTAAGGACAATAGAATGCCGCCGCGTCCGCTTCTGATGAACCTTTGTAACCAACTAATACCGCTTCTGAATCAGCCGCATAACTGTCAACATAGATTCTCATTGCTGAGTTCAATGTACCAACGAATTTAGTATTTGTTGGTGCTTCAAAAGTACCTTCAGTTGTTCTTGCGAACGCTGAAGTAGATGCACTTTGTAGCATAGTTAATGCAGTTGGAGAAACAACAGCCCAGTTACCTGCGCCACGTCTTGTTCTCTGTGCGATTTTGTTAGATACTCTGTTGATCGCCACAGCCAAAGCCGCGTGTTCGTCACCAACGTAAGTTGCTGTACCACTAACTGCCGCTTGGTCATATGCTTCAGTGTTTGCACCGAAAGCCGTTGAACCAGCCGCCGCTAAAGTTCTTAAAGAACTTAGAACTTCTTGGTCGATCTCTGCAGTAATCTCTTGGGCTAATGCCGCCATGATTTCTGCTTCTACATCAATACCTTGTTGTGATTGAGCATCTTGTGCCGCTTCAAAAGTCCAACGAGCTGATAGTCTTCTAGTACGAGCTTCTACAGTTTGACGTAGAATTTCGATTGAAAGAGTATTACCTGGAACACCTTCTAAGTATCCAGCCGCTGTTGTACCAGCCGCTTTAGCACCTGCACTAGATTCAGTACCTGAATAACCAGCCGCGATGTCTTTTGGCCCTAGAGCCTCATCACCAGCACCTAGGTTAGTACCGTCATTAGTAGTTGCTTGAATTGCCGCACCGTTGGCACTATTAATAGTGTTTGCAGAGTTGTATTTAACTCTTAAAGTGTGGATTTGTGCAATTGGACCAGTCATAGGTTGTACACCAACGATTTCATTTGCAATCACTGTTGGCATTACACGTCTAATTACGGGTAAAATTACTTTGTTTAATTGTGCTACACCACCTGCCGCTGTCGCGCCACTAGTTGCCGCCTCTGAAAGGTGGCGTTTAGTATTTTCAAGTATTGTAGACATTGTCTTGCGACGAGTACCTTGTAAACCATCTAAAAGGGCTTCTTTAGTATTGTCCCAACGACCTTCTGCTAAAATATCAGACATTTTTATAGTCTCCTAATTGTTTTTAGTTTAGTCCCGCCAGACGCTTAATTTCAATGATATTGCCCTCATCTTCTGCGTTCACGGATTCTTTTTTATTACCAGTTACTTCTTTTGACTCCATTATAGCATGAGATTTTGTCTCTGCTTTAACTTCGTTTTTAAGAACTGCTGGCAAGTACTTGTTAAAGGTACCTGTAAGTTTATCAGTTACGACATTTTCAAGTAAGTCTTGCATTACCGTTTTCTGATTTTTGCTTAAAGGTGCCATCATTTCGTTTAACTGTTGATCACGGACAATGCGATCGTTGATTCTACGAATTTCTGCTTCTTTGCTTTCAACTAAAGTAGATTTCTCAACTGCAACTTTTTTCGATTCATCAAGTTGTTTAGTTACGTTTGCTACTGCTGTTTGCAAATCTTTAATCTCTGAATTTTCATTCAAATGTGATGTTGCAAACTCACTAGCAAATGTTTCAAACAATTTGCGTCCGAAGTTATTTTGACGTGCAGTGTCAATATCTTCTTTTAATTGAGTTAACTCGGTGTTAAGATTCTTAACGACTGAATCCTTCACTAATTTACTTGAACGTTCAATGAAAGTCTCTTTAAGTTTTGAAAGTTGTTTCTTGCCTTCTGCAACAAGTTTAACTCTAGTTTCTACAACTGCTTCTTTATCCTTGTGGAATTCAGCAATCTCTTCTGCTAGTGCTTTTACAACAAACTTTTGTAACTTATCAAGAGTTTCTGCTTGAACTTTACGATCTTCGTTTAGTTCGCTTAATTCAGCACCTAGTTTACCAATCATGAATGATTTAACTTTATCAGTCTGTTCAGACATTCTAACGTTATATCTTACACGATCTTCTTCTAGTGCTTTGCGTTCTGAAACGATATTCTCAAGTTCCTTAGTTAAGTTTTCATTTACCATCTTGTCAAGACTCTCAACCATAGTAGTTTTGTCATGCTCATAACGACGAGAAAATTCTTCTCGTAACTCACCGCGGATCTCTTCCCTAGTTTCAGTTAACTTGGTTTCCCAGGCTTCCTGAATTTCAGTCTTAGTTTCCTCGTTGACTATACCGCTATCAAGCAATGGTTTGAGTGCGTCAAACATTTGGTCAACTCCTTAATTTAAGTTCATTGATAAGGTTTACAACCTCATCTTTTAAAAATTTTTGCACACGAGTATCTTCTTTAGCCTCTGCCGCTAATCCTAAAATTTTATGTCCATGTTTCATGTTCATTAAACCTTCGTAAATTGCAGTTGGGTAGGCATTTGGTGCACTCGGTTGTGCAACTACGTCTACTGTGACGATTTCGAAACCACTAACTTCACCGTTAGCATCATTGACTTCGCCGCTTCCGCGACTTGAAACTCCCAATTTGACACCGCTTTCTAGCATTGTTCGTACTAGTTGACCCATCGGTGTTGGGAGAATTTTTAGTTTACCATAACCATTTGGACCATCCATCCACATTTCTGTAATCATGTGGCATACTCGATCTAGGTTAATTTTTAAATCGTCTGGATGATCTACTTCTCCTAATACAGAGTCGCCTTTTGTAATTTGATCATTTAACGTAGTAACCGCCGTAGTAATTTGGTCCACAGGATAAAGTCTTTGGTTGTGATTTTTCACACCACCTTGAATACAAATTCCTTTAAGGTATAAATCCTTGCCGTCATTCGCACTTTCTGTGACCATCTTTGCTTGGTCATATGTTAAGTTCTCTTTTAAATACATTGAGCTCATCGTATATTTTT